CGGGGTCAAGGCGCTGGATGATCACCTGGTTGTAGGCGATGGTGCCGACGTTGCGCCAGGACAGCACGCCCTGGATCACCTCGCCAATCTGTTCCACTTCATAACGGAGCTGATCCGGCATGGCCACACCGCCCGAGGGTAGCTCGGTGATTTCCGGGCGCTCCATGGGCTTACCAATGGCGTCCGACCAAAACAGCGGGCTCTCTTCTCGCAATGTGAGCTCGACGGCGCTGGTCAGCGAGAACGACCAATCGACCACCCGAAACTCGGGGCCGTTGATACCCAAGGCGGGGATGTAGAGTTTGATCGAACTACCGGGGCGATAGCGCCAGCCAGAGAGGTTGATCGGACATGTCAGGGTGCGGGCGGCACGGCGCTGACGCAGCATGATATTCGCCAGGCGCTGGGCCTGGTATTCGCTGGTCACACAGCGCAGGTCGAGGTCTTCCAGCAGGGCAAGGCCGCCGTCCTCTTCCACCCATTCGTTGACAATCACCGCCGGGAAGTCGGTCTTCTTGAAGGTGATCGGGTCAACAAATGTCCCAGTCACCTGGTTGATTTTCTCGCTGCTGGCTGGCTCCGGCAGCAGCTCGATATCCCCGATAATCTGGTGCGCCCGGATCTCGTCGCTGGCAGGCCCGTAATAAGCCCCCGCGATGATGCCGTGCTTGCCGCCTATGTAAGTCGGCTGGCCGGCACACGCCATGTGGAGTGCTTCCAACACCTTGGATCTGGCTTCGCCCAGATCGAACTCCACGTTGGCCGTATAGCGGGGTTCCCGCGTCCCATCCGGGCGCGTGACCAGTTCATCGCAGATGTTAGCAGCCACAATGAACTCGTTCATGCGGATCTCATCGTCCGGCACGTTCAGCCAGGAGCGGTAATAGTCGAGGATGACCAGGGCGACGTTATCACTCCACTTCCATTTGCTGTCCCTGGGATCCCACACCTCCTTTCCGAACTTCTCCACCTTGATGTTGGGGAGCCCCGCCGGGAACTTCTGGGGGTCGAACTTGAGTGACAGGCGCAGCCAGGTAATCCCCTGACCAATCATGTCTTCCTTCCAATCGGCACACTTGGCCAACATGAAGGGGTCGCAGGTTTTGCGGTCGGCATGGAGTTCGTAGGACACCAGATCTGAGAACTCGCCGATCAAGTCATCGCCCAACCAGACGCGCCCGATGCGAGACAACTTATGCCCGGCGAGTACCAGGGCCAGGTGCAGCCACTCCCCTTCATCCTGTTCCCCGGCCTGTTCGGCAGCGAACGACAGCAACCCGGACGAGATCACACGGCCATAGACACAAGTCTTGTCGCTGGCAGCAGCTCGCAGCACCTGGCTGCGCTCGCTGGCGCTCCGATAGTCAGAGAGTGACGGTTTTTTCGTCGTCAACATCATGGTGGCGGTGGCCACCGCCGTGCCGATGGAAAGCGCCATGCCCACCGTGACAGCCGTCACGGCAGCATAAGCGCCCGCGCCAGCAGCGGCACCAGCGATCAGAGGGACGGCAGCAGCGGGCATTATTCAACTCTCCAGGCAATGAGGGGGACTTGATCCGGGATGGGGCGGGCGCCTTGCTCTGTCATGGCCCAGACTTGGCCAGCCCACATGACCCCGGCGGTGATCCCGTTTGGGCCATCAAACACCAGGGCATCGCCGCGCTGGGCCATGGCAATTGGTACACGGACAAACAGCGCATCGAGGGCGGCCTCAATGCTGCCGTGGGTCTTGGCAAGCACCCGCTTGGCGCCGATCTCGGTGGTGTAGCGCCCCCGGTACTGGGCAGCGGGATCCTTGTCGCAAGCGGCAAGGCACACGTCAGCGACAAACAGACAGCAATCATTTTCACCCCAACAAAAAGGCCGCTCGGTGGCGGCCTGGATAGTGGTGATGATGCGGATTTGCCAATCTTGGTGGCGCATGGCGGTCAGTCCTCATAGTTGAAACTCGGGGCATCTTTCTTGGATCCCCAGTAGATGGAACGGTCAGCCATCTGGTTCTGATAGCGGAAGAAGCGATCAGTCGGGTGAATGCGGCGGTGGCTTTCGTCGGTGTTGCGCAAGTTGAGCCCCTTCTGCCAGTCCTCAAACTTGTTCGAGATGGTGAGCTGGATGGTGTTGGTTCGCCCTGCCTTGATGGGGGTTTGCGCTATCTTGCCGCTAAACTGCAAACAGGCATTGAGGGGGGTGCCATCAGGGCCAAGCACGACCAGATAAAGCCACGCCATTCGGTCAACGATGCGCTCCCTCATCACCTCTGCCAGCAGGGCGTTGTCCAACCCCGTCAGGGTGACGCTCAACTTGGTTGGCGAGGTGGATATCTGTTCTTTCTGGGGGCTGACCGCCCCCAGGGCACCGACCCCGTAATACACCTCACCACCCAGCACCAGCTCCCCCAAGCCAGAGTGAAGGCGGCTCATACCGCTCATCAAGTCCAGCTTGAGGGCATAGAGCGCTGTCACGTTTGGCTGATTGAGGGCGGCGATTACATCAGGATCAAGACCGGTGATCATGGATAGAAGCTCTCCTTGAATTTGAGAGTGCCGAGATCACGGCGAAAACCTGACGGGCGACGAGATTTGCCGCCGCCATCGAGGCGAAACACCCCCATGGGACGCTCGACCACCAGGGGGGTGCCGCTGGGGTGACTCTTGCGCAGCATGGGGGCAAACGCGATCCGGGCCGCGCCAGACTGATCCGACCAAACATCTGCCGTGACCCGCTTGAGTTCATCGCCCACCTGTAGCCAGTCGCCGTCCCGCAGCACCAAGGTAGAGGGCTTCCACCCTCTGCTCGTCATCGCGGTGCGCATGTTCAGCGCCTCACTGACGATAGGAGCACCATGTACCGGCTGTTTGGGGTGAGCGAAGTCCCACAACCTGACCCGGTTGGTTTTGCCATCCAGCTTGGCGATGAAGGCTTCCAGGCGACGGGCAACTGCGGGCTCCATCTTGCCCATGGTCAGCTCCATCAGCCACTTGCTGCCCGGGGTGGCGACGGTCTGCTCTGAGCCGTCAAACGGCGATTCAAATACCCGCCCCATGGTTTCCAGGTCGAGGGCGTTTTCCCGCACCCTGAACTCGGCGGGCCAGTCATAGATTTCCATCGTTATACCCCCAGCATTCGACGCGCCTGGCCATTGCTGCCAAGGTCTTCGATGAACATGTGGTAACCCCGGAGGGCGGCCTCGGTGATCACCTGATTGCGGTCGGTGTCGGTCATGTCGGCACTGAAATGAAAGTGCTGCTCAAACACCGCGCCGCCGCTGGCCGCCACGCCTCCCCCACTCATCAACTGGTCATACATCTGATCGATACGCTGGGCGGACTTGTTGGTGTAAACCCGCTCGCCTTTGTCGAGCAGCCAGGTGCCCTCGCTGGGGATCTCTTCAATCCCTGAGTGGGCCATACCTGCAATGGCCGTCCCGGCGACGATGCCGACCGATATCATGGTCTGCGCCTTGATCATGGCGCGGGCAGACTCAGCCGAGAGCAGGCCGCCGGTCATCGCGGCAAACGCCGCAGCCCCGGCCTCTGCTTGCTCACCGGCCACCAGGATCGACGGTATTGCCAGCAGCTTCTGAGCAGCCAGCAGTGCCTTCATGATGAAGGTCTGCTCTTTGCCCGACTGCTGGAGCATGTCAGTGGTGAGGCTGAGGGTCTGGCTGGTGAAATTGAGCATGTCGCGGGCGGCCTGTTGCTGGGCGGCTTTCTGCCTTTCAACGCGCCCGCGCTCCTGCTCGGCAAGCTGATCCTGCTTGCGCTGATCCGCCTCCAGCTCCTTGGCCATCGCCTCTTCACGCTTGGCCATGTAGTCAGCTTGCTGCTCGGCGAAGTGATCCGCCTCCTTCTGGCGGTACTCCTCTCGCAGCTCACTCAGGCTCTCATAGCCGCGGCGCCGCAGTTCGGCCTCGCTGACCTGCAGGCTGTCGATTTCTGCCAGGCGCTCCTCATGGGAGAGGCGCAGCTTGTCCAGCTCACTGGCGAATTGCATGTCCAGGGCACTGAGACGGGCCTCCCCCTGCTCCAGCAGCTTTTTGTTGTCAGCGCTGGTATCACGGGAGCTGACCGGTTCCGGGGGCTGGTACTCCGGTTGCTCACCAATCCCGAAGCGCTTCTTGCCATACGCTTCCTGAATCCGGTCTATCTCGGCCTCAATCTCGGCGCGGCGCTGCTGGAGCTCCGGCAGGGCAGAACGGCCCGCCGTATCGCCCAAGATGGCATCGATCAAGCCGACGCCGCCGAATGCCTTTTGCTCCGACGTCTCTTTGATCTGGTCATCCAGATCCTTGAGTTCTTCACGCAGGTTGCCGAGGCGACGGCTCATTCCATCAACCGTGCGTGGGTTGTCCGCCCAGCTATCGAGCAGCGTCCCCCAGTAGCTGACGGCATAGCCGAGCTTTTCGGTCAGCCAGTCGATTTGATCCGATGCTCCCAGCACGCCTTGGGCGAATGAGCTTTGCAGCCGCAGGCTCACATCCTTGAGCTTCTGGTCCATCTCTTTGAGCTGGGTGATGTCGGTCTGTGACAGGGCGACGTTGAGGTTTCGATAGTGCCCGGTCAGGCGTTGAAGTTCGGCGCCGTTGTTGCGCAGCAGGGGCTGGAGCGTGGAGACGTCATTGGCGATAGACTCCAGGTAGAACACCTGTTCCGAGGCGCTGACGTTGGTCGCATCCATGGCGTTCTGGACGGCGATCAATGCCTCCGGGCCCGCCATCTGTTGCAGCTTGGAGACGGTCAGCCCCACTTTGGGGGCGATGTTCTCCATCCAGTCCTTGAACTCGCCGCCACCGGTGGCCGAGAAGTCACCGAGCTTGTCCTGTACGTCCTTGAGCATGTCAGCCAGCTTGTCGCCGCTGACATTGTATTGCTCGGTGGCATAGGCAAGCTCTTGCATCTTCTCAACGGACACCCCCGCCTTGAGCGACATTTGCTCCAGCTCGCGCCCTTGCTGGGCCAACGCACTGACGGATGCAGCCAGCCCCACCGCCGTCCCGACCAGGCCCAACACGGCACCTTGGACGACGCTGAACCCTTGCACGATAGCAACGGATTTGTGAGACAGCAGATCTGCCGTTTCATTGAACGAGCGACCAAAATTGAATGTCGAGTCTTCGGCACTCTTGGCGTCGGCAGCATAGCTTTTCAGCACGTTCGCAGCGGAGCGGACATCGGCAGGCAAGGACGAGAGATCCGCGCTGAGGAGCACCCGAAGGTCAGCAATCTGGGTCGATGACATAGGTTCTCTCTACTCCCGGGATGAAGGCGGCCAAGTTGGCGATCTCCTCGTCACTTTGTTCAACCACCACGGGTTCGGGGCGGTTATAGAAAAATTCTGAGGGACTGACCCAGTGCTCTGCCTTGAGGTGGACATTCAACAGCAGGGCGCAGATCTGGCCGGTTTCGTATTGGCGGATCCGATAATCGGTCGGGTGCTTTGAGAAATCAGCCACCCAGTCCAGGTACTCAGCAGCCGAAAACTCGCTCAGCCAGCGCCGCCAGTCTGCTCGACCAAACTGGCGGGCCAGGCTCAGGATGAACGCCTTTTCAGCCGCTAAGCCTTTTTTGGGTCGGCTGGCTCCTTCGAGTCACCCTCTTGCGGCGTTTTCTCTTCCTCGGCGGCAGGTGGTTGTGCCAGGCCGCTCAGCTCCTTGACCGCCATGGCCAGACGCATGATGTGATCGGGCAAGGGGTAGGAACGGATCACCCTGGCTTTGACTTCCTCGATAGATTCCGCCGGATGCAGGTACTGCA